CTTTGATTTTTCTCCAGAGGGAAATTTTCAAAGACCTTTTTAGATGCTGTAGTGCTTGAACAGGCTTATGGGCAGATACTTAGCAAATGGCTGTGGCTCTTTGCTCTTTTCTCCTTTCAGAAAGAGGTTTATATCTTCCTGTAAGTCTGTTCAAACATTGCAGCATCTGGTAACAAGTAGGTAGAAACTGGACTGAGAGGAGGTTAAAAGTGTGAAGAAAGCTAAGCCAGTAAGCTCCTCTGTTAATTCAAGACAGATGCGACCTGCCTTGACACCAGAAGCAAGAGAGAATCAGATGATTGCTTTGGCTATGGATCTTGCTGAGCAACAGTTACGGGACGGCACTGCTTCTTCTCAGCTTATAACCGAGTTCGTGAAAAGAGGTTCAACAAAAGCAAAGCTTGAAAAAGAGATATTAGCAGAGCAGCGTGATTTGATTAGTGAAAAAACACGTTCACTACGTTCAGCAGAGCATGTTGAAGAACTATATAGAAATGCATTGAATGCGTTTCGTGGATATAGCGGACAGGGGGACAGTATCGAGCCAGAGGGTGATGACTATGATTAGAACATATTCGGAATTGTCAACTTTCAAGACTTTTAAAGAACGATATGAGTATCTTCGTTTGGATGGAGAAATTGGTGTTGAGACCTTTGGGTTCGACAGGTACCTTAATCAGATATTTTATTGTTCATATGAATGGAAGCATATAAGGAATCAAGTAATTATTCGAGACAATGGCTGTGATTTGGGACTCAATGGATATGAAATACATGGAAAAATTCTCATCCATCACATGAATCCAATTTCTGTAGAAGACATTATCAAGCGAAGTGATATTTTGTTGGATCCGGAATACCTGATTTCAACTGTGTTAAATACACACAATGCCATACACTATGGTGACGATTCATTACTTATGGACATGCCTGTAGAACGAAGCAAAAATGACACATGCCCTTGGCGGCATTAGAAAGGTAGAAAAATGGAAATGGATAATACTGAAAAGATTGTAACGGCAACGGAAAACATGGAGCGTAAAACAGAGAATACAGAACATAAAAATGTGGAAAAAGAACAGATCAAGAAGGGCATCGTCAGCAATTGCCTGAGTCTGGCAGTTCGTAAGACACCGAGCATCAAGTCGGAAATCATTCATGTTCTGAAATATGGTTCCGAGGTTGCTATTGGAGAAAAAGAATCCACAGATAAGTTCTATAAAGTGAGTACGATGTCTGGAATAGAGGGATATTGTGCAAAAGAATTTATTGAATTGTAGAAATTGGAGGTGTCAATCATGAACGATAGTATATTGACTTCGATTAAGAAGCTGCTTGGAATCGGAGAAGAATACACACAATTTGATGCCGATTTGATTATGCATATAAATTCCGTATTTTCTATTCTAACACAGCTTGGTGTTGGTCCAGTATCTGGGTTCATGATTGAAGATAAGTCTACAACTTGGAGCCAGTACGCTGATGATGAAACAAAATACACGCTTGTTGAATCATATATGTATTTGAAAGTAAAGCTCTTATTTGATCCACCTTTAAGTTCGGCAGTTATCGAATGCTATAAGGAGCAGATTAGTGAATATGAGTGGCGACTTAATGTATTGGCTGAGAATGAGAAGGAGGCGAATTAAGACATGGACAATTACTTAGAACATCACGGAATAAAAGGTCAGAAGTGGGGAGTTCGTAGATACCAGAATAAAGATGGTACATTAACCGCTGCCGGAAAGAAAAGGGTAGAGGAAACAACCAAAAAAGAAAGTCAAAGTGAGCAAAATAAAAATATCGGTAGGGCTGCAATTGCAGCTGCCACTGTAACTGTCGCTGCAATGTATGTTCATGAAAATCCAGAGAAAATTGGACAGGTGGTCTCAAAACTTGCTGGCGTAAAAATGAGCGACATCAGCTCAAAAGTAGTCAATAAGGGTAAAGAATATGTAACAAATGCTCTAAAGGGCGCAAAAGAGGGCGTTAATGAGGCTGTTAAGGAAGCACCTAAAAAAGCAGCCAAAGCAGTCGTTACTGGAATTGTTATGAATCAAACAAAAAGTGCGCTTGATTCTGTAGTTGGTAAAGAAGAAAGTGCAAAAATATTCCAGGCAAACGACAATAAAAAAATAGGTAAGTTCTGGAAAGTGTCTCCAGATGACCGAGATGACGATGAATAAGGAGATAACAATATTATGGCATTATCAAACACAGCCGTTCCTAAATATTACGGCATGTTTCGAGATGCCGTAATCAGAGGCGAAATACCGGTTTGCAAAGAGATTTCCATGGAAATGAATCGAATCGATGATTTGATAGCAAATCCTGGAATCTATTACGATGATAAAGCGGTAGATGGATTTATCAGTTACTGTGAGAATGAGCTGACACTGACGGATGGCTCAGACCTTAATCTTTTGGATTCGTTTAAGCTATGGGCGGAACAAATCTTTGGATGGTGTTACTTCGTCGAGCGAAGCGTATATGAACCATATGAGGATGGACATGGCGGGCATTACGTTACAAAGTCAATCAAGAAGCGGCTCATCAACAAACAATACCTAATTGTCGCCAGAGGAGCGGCAAAGTCCATGTATGGTTCATGCTTACAAAATTTCTTCTTGAATGTGGATGTTACCACAACCCATCAAATAACGACGGCTCCAACAATGAAGCAAGCGGAGGAAGTGCTATCTCCGATTCGAACGGCAATAACCAGATCAAGAGGTCCTTTCTATAAGTTTTTAACAGAGGGTTCTATCATGAATACCTCTGGTTCAAAGGCAAATCGAGCAAAGCTTGCTTCAACGAAGAAGGGAATCGAGAATTTCATGACAGGTTCTCTTCTGGAAATTCGTCCGATGCGGATTGACAAGCTTCAAGGATTGCAGTTGAAGGTTGCTACTATAGACGAGTGGCTATCTGGAGACATTCGCGAGGATGTAATCGGCGCAATCGAACAAGGCGCATCTAAAGTGGATGACTATCTGATCGTTGCTATCAGCTCTGAGGGTACTGTTCGTAACGGAGCGGGCGACACAATCAAAATGGAGTTGATGGACATCCTAAAAGGAGACTACATCAATCCCCATGTTTCGATTTGGTGGTACAAGTTGGATTCCATTGATGAAGTATCAGACCCAGATAAATGGGTAAAGGCAAATCCGAATCTTGGTAAAACAGTTAGCTATGAAACTTATCAATTGGATGTGGAAAGAGCGGAAAAAGCTCCTGCTGCGCGAAACGATATTTTGGCGAAACGATTTGGACTTCCAATGGAGGGATACACTTACTATTTCACCTATGAGGAAACCCTTCCGCATCGTAAGAGAGATTATTGGCAAATGCCGTGTGCTCTTGGTGGCGACCTCTCGCAAGGTGATGATTTCTGTGCTTTTACTTTCTTGTTTCCGTTACCGAATGGAGCATTCGGTGTCAAAACTCGAAACTATATCTCTTCTTTAACTCTTATGAAACTACCAGCTGCAATGAGAATTAAATACGATCAATTCATGAAAGAGGGAAGTCTAATCGTTCTTGAGGGGACAGTTCTTAACATGATGGAAGTTTACGAAGATTTGGACAATCACATTGTTGAATGTGGCTATGATGTCCGTTGTTTCGGATATGACCCGTATAATGCAAAAGAATTCGTGGAACGATGGTCAGCCGAGAATGGCCCATTTGGTATCGAGAAAGTTATCCAGGGAGCAAAGACAGAATCAGTTCCCTTAGGAGAATTGAAGAAGCTGTCAGAAGAAAGAATGCTTTTATTCGATGAGGCTTTGATGACTTTCGCTATGGGAAACTGCATCACATTGGAAGATACCAATGGAAATCGTAAATTGCTGAAGAAGAGATATGAGCAGAAAATTGATGCTGTTGCGGCAATGATGGATGCCTATATCGCTTTTAAACTGAACAGAGATGCTTTTGAATAAAGGAGGAAGCTTATGGATTACTTAGAACATCACGGAATCCTCGGACAAAAATGGGGTGTCCGTAGATACCAGAATGCAGACGGCTCCTTGACAAGAGCTGGAAAAAGACATGTTCAGCAGCTTGAAAAGAAAGATGTCAAGTGGGCGAATAAAAATTACGATAAGATTACATCGAAAGCGTACAAGAAATCCGCCAAGGAACTTGCCCAATACGACAAGGCTCTTGCCGCGAATGCCATAAAGGGAAAGACGTTTATCAACGCTCATAATCAAAAGATGGCAGAGCTGATGAATACCAAAGTAACTGATTTGGCGGCACCATCCGGAAGAACTGTAAAATTCGTTGCGAAGCGTGGAGAGATAGGTGTTCATATGGCTCTGGCTGATCAAAATTACGATATGAGTAATGTTAAGAATGGCGT